GGCGGGATCACCTCGCCCTGCCCACCCGCGTCCTTGAAGCCCGCGCTGCGCAGCAGTTCATCGGCCACCGGCGTGGCGCCCGGGATCTGCACCAGCGTCTGCGCGGCCTGGGCGCTGATGTAGAGGGCTTCCAGCCGCGACTTCATGGCCTCGGCGTCCAGCTTCTGCCCCTTGGCGATGGCCTCCTTGATGGTTGCCTGCAGCTGCGCCATCTGCGCGTCGTACTCGGCCTTGGCCTTGGCCTGCTTGTCCGCCATGGCCTGCTGCTGCTCGGGCGTCACCTTGCCGTCCGGGTCGGTCTGCCCGTTCACCGCACGGATTCGGTCCAGCAGCGCCTTCTTGCGCGGCAGGTTCGGGTGCATGTCGAACACGACATCGAGCAAGTTGATGACCACCTGCGGGGCTGCGGCGGCCAGCTGCGTGATGACCTCCATCAGCGACTCGAACGCAGCTTCGGCGTAGGCCTGCTTCCACGCCTGCTCGCCCACGGCGAAGTGCGCGCGCCTGGCGGTGATGTCGTTCAGGTAGGTGCCGTCCGGCTGCGGCTGGTTGATCTTCGTGCGCTCCACGCGCCGGCCGTCGCCTGCCACCCGGATCGTCATCGGCGCACGAACGTGCTGCTCGGCCACACTCAGGGTGATTTCGCCCTCCATCTGCCGGGACAGCAGCAGGTTGTCGAACAGTTCCGCCGTCAACAGGCTGCCCTGCTCCTGCTTGGCCAGCACCGCTTTGCCGCTGACGGCGTTGGTGCGCTCACCGCGGTTCTCGCCGGTGACGCCGGACATGCTGCGCATGTGCGCAATGTCGCGGTCGGCCAGTTGCAGCTGGGCGGTGGCGGCACCCTGGTTCGGCCGCTCCTGCACCCGGCCGCCGGACAGCGCGCCGTTGTTGAAGATGGCAATGCCGTCCGGGGAGTTCAGCTCATCGCGCAACTCGTCCAACGGCATCGTTTCAGAGACGGCGCCTTCCTCGATCTTCAGCTGGTTGCTGCTGGCCTCCATCAGCGACTTGCTCATGCGGTGGTTCAGCGCCACCTGCGGCCCCAACAGCGGCTTGATCGGGCTGTAGGGCAGCCCGGTGCGCCGGTTGATGTAGGCCCACAGCGGGATGAACGGGAACCGGTCATGGTTGAACGGGCTCCACGCTTCGATCAGGGTGTCATGCTCGGTCATGATCGACACGCGCATCTTGAACGACACCGGGTCGCCCAGGCCCTCGTCGGGCTGCGGGTGGCGCTGGGGCTCTCGGCTCCAGCATTCCAGCAGCATGATCCGCTTGCGGGGGTTGAACAGGTCGACCGGCTTGCTGGTCAGCAGGTCCAGATCATCGGCGCTGCCGCCGAAGGCATCGAGCCCGCTGATGAGGCCCGACCCTGCCATCCACGACGAGAACACCGACACCGAGTCTCCTTCCTGCACGCACCGGTCAAGCTGCTCCTTCTTGTCGGGGAAGATCGCCAGGGCCACGTCATAGTCGATGACCTTGATGCGGAACACGTAGCGCACATTGCTCAGGTCGCGGCGGCGGTCGTTGCTGTCCCACAGCATGTCTCGCCAGGACACGGCCCCGATGAACAGCGGAATGCCCGTGCGGTCACCGCGCAAGCCCACTTCCAGCCATCCCACCCCGGCCTTGAACATGTCCTCGGCGGCGTAGCTGCGCTCGAAGCCGGCGCGGTTCACGTCATCGAGGTACTTCAGGAGCTTGGTCTTGTTCGTGGCGTCGTCGTCGGCCTCCTGCCCATCGTCCTCGGCCACCACGTAGAAGTCCACCCGGGCGCGACGCTCGGTGCCGATCATCCAGTCGATGGTGGGCTTGATTTCGTTGTAGACCACGGGGTTCTGGCCGCGGCTCTTCACGTCCTCGGCTTCTTCTGCGCTCCACTGCTCGCTGTCGTAGAAGGCCTCGCAGCGGGCCATCATGGCGCGGTTGGGGCCTTGCTTGGCGGCTTCGGCCAGGAACCAGCTCTTGCGCTGCTCGTGGCGCTCCTGCGGCGTCATCACCTCCATGGGCTTAAGGCCGAGTTCGGCGGTCTGCTCGGCGGTGCTGCGCGCGGCCTGGGCCACGGCTCGGGGCTTGGTGGCTCGCTTGCGCGGCTGGGTGGCGGTAGTGGTTGGCATCAAACGCTCGCTTCGCTCAAGGTCTTGCCCGTGTTCTTGTTGCTGGCCACCACATCCCACATGGCTTCGCCGCGGAGTTCTCGGCGCAGTGCGGCCGGTGCGGCGGGCATGCCCACCAGTTCGGGGGCGAACTTCACCACCGTGTCGATCAGCGCCATCAGCGCGTGCCGGTCGTTGGCGTCCTTGCCCAGCAGCGGCAGCGCCTGGGCGGCTTCGCGGTGGCAGTGCTCGCTGACCGAGCCGGTGCACTTGTCATCGCGGTTGAACCCCACGAACTGCGTGATGGCGCGCTCGCTGATTACCCACATTCCAGTCCCAACACCCTTGGCTGTCAGGATGTTGGACGCGGGCCAGATGACCATGCACTTGCGCGCTCGGCGATGGTCGCCCACCCATTCGAGACTGACCACGAACCCGCGGTGCTCAAACGTGCGCCAGGCGTGGCCACCACCAGCCGACCACACCGGCGTTCCCTGGGGGCTCAGGACGGGGCTCAGTCGCATGACTGCTCCCGGCGCTCGCGCTGGTTGAGTTCCACGCCCATGCTGGCCATGTTGTCGAACGTCGACGCACGGCCGGCGGCGTAGCCCTCGCGGTAGGCGGCGCGCGGGTTCACCGGCACCTCGCCAGGCCCCGACAGGTACAGCCACGCATCGCGCAGCACCCGGGCCAGCACATTGAACGGCACCGGCATCGTCAGCGCGCTGGACTTGCGCCAGTCGTACCAAGCCAGGCCGTAGCCGCTCGGTGCGCGCTCGCCATCAGCCACCCTTTGAATCAGCTTCAGCGCCATGATTTCTTCCTCGTCTTGAACTTCTTGATCGACGCCACATCGGCGCCCGCTTGAAAGTCTTGGGCGTACTGCATCCATGCGTCTGCGCCGTGGCTGGCCCAATTCGGGAGTGGAGTCCGACTCCACACGCCCAACTTCTCGTTCCACTCGTACTGGTAGCCGTCCAGGCACTTGATGCCCTCGGCGCACTCCACCCGATCGAACCAGTTATCGGTGGGCAGGGCCGACCGCATCAGGTCAATGCCGATGCTCTTGAGCGTCACGCGGGGCACCACGTAGGCGTTGCGCATGCCGTTGCGCTCCAGGATGGCGCGCTTGGTTTCTACGTCATCGCCCAGGATCTGCGTGTCGGCGTCGTGCGGAAGGTGGTGGGTTCCCCACTTGAACTCGCCGTGCTCCATGCGCCATTGCTCAAGGTGGCGCCACCACCATCCCAGGCCCTTGCCGAAGTCGTCGAAATACTTGACCCAGCGGTTTTGCAGGCCAATGCGTTGCATCAGCCAGATCGGGTTGCGCCGGCCCAGCCCGAAGTCCCAAAACGTGTGCACCGGGTAGTTCACGTCCAGCGGCACCACGGTGATGCGGCCAGCCTCCCGCACCTGGGTCATTTCCTCGCCGAACACAGCGCCATCCACAGCCTGCTCGAATGCTTCTTCGGGCGTGCTGGGGTACTCGCGCTTCATCATGCGCTTCTGCGTCTCGCGCTTCTTCACGTACCAAGCGCGCTGGGCCGGGTCAATGGTCACGCCCAGCTTGGCCTGCAGCCCGTTGAAATAGGCATGGTCCTTGTCGCTGACGATGACCATGGCCGGGTCCAGCCGGTACTCGGGGGAGTTGAACCACGGGTAGAAGTGCAGGCGCCAGTCAAGCGGCGTCTCGGGGGCGCCCTCTGCCTGCCGCTTCATTGCCAGGCTCACCATGTCGTAGAACGGGCCGGCCGCGCCCTCGGCGGTGCTCTCCACCACGATGCAGCCGTCGCTGGGCACGGCCTCGAAGGCGCCGCTGACGATTTCCGCGGCGCGCTCCGGGTACTTGCGGCAGATGGCGCCGAACTCACTGACGTGCAGCAGCTGCAGGGTGTCGCCGCGGGCGCTCACGCCCACGTAGATGCTCGATCCGTGCTCGAACTCCAACGCGCTCTTGCTGGCCAGGGCCTTGATGGGCAGCGCGTCGCGCAGATCGCCCGGCAGCCGGTCGTGTGCGAACTCGATCTTCTTGAACAGCTTGCCGGCGTTGGGCAACGTCTCGGCGATGGTGGCTCCAACGTGGTTGGCGTTGAACATGCTTTGGTCAAGCTGAATCAGCTGGATCAGCGTGCTGAACCCCTTTTGCCGCGCCTTCAGCACAAGGTTGCGCGTGTGCAGGTTGCGGATCAGGTCCAGTTGCTCGTCGTTGGGCTCGAACCGCACAGCCTTGCCGGCCTTGTTGACAATCCAGTACAGGTTGCACAGGCGCCACTCAAGGCTGCGCCACTGCGGGCCCAGGATCTGATCCAGGGACTGCGGGCGCTCCATGGCGGCTGCATCGCTCAATGCTGCACCTTCGGAGTCGTGGCGACAGGCTGGCGTGGCGGCGTGAACTGCAGGCGTCCGGCACCATCGCCGTGCAGCTGGCCGACGAACTGCGCCAGGGCTTCAGCCAGGGCCGGCTTCTTCTGGTCGTTGTCCTTCTCGTAGGCGCCCAGGATCTTGCCGATGTTCACCAGCGCGGCCATCTTGTCGTGCGTGAGGATGGTCGCGCCGTCCTTGGTCAGCTTCACGCCAGCGAACAGCGCGCGGGCCTCGGGCGACAGCTTGCGGGTGTCGCTGAACCACGGCACGCTGTTGCCTTCGCCCATGCAGGTGCCGCACTCGGGGTCTGGCTCGACCCACCGGCCCTTGCGGCTGGTGTCTGCCGGCCAGCAGTCGGAGCACGCCACGGCGCGCATCTGCATCAGCTCGTTCGGGTCGGCGCGCACGATGGCCAGGAACTCGGCCAGCAGCTGGTCGCGGCTCATTTCGTGCTGGGTGGCCATTCTTTGGCGCTCGGCGGCGATTCGGGACTTGATCCGATCCTTTGCGATCAACCTGCGCGACGCCGTTGTGGCGTAGTCCGGAGTGCATCCTGGGTGCGTGAACATCCATGCGGCGGTGCCGTTCATGTCGTTGCGCAGGTACTCCGTGATGAATGCTTCCTCTGTCGGCGTGGTGGTCAGTTGGGGCCGTGTCGGGTCCAGCGCGCCAGGGCGGGCCAGTAGCTGCGCTCCGGTGCTGGTCGTGGCCGGCGGTGCTGGTGCGGGTGCTGGTGCACGGGGTGCTGCCTGCGGCTTGCCCGGGGCCATGCGAATCCACCCGCCCAGCTTCGCGCGCCGGCTCACCTGCGTATGGCTGCACCCGTGCATGGCGGCCAGTTCGCGGCTGGTGTACTTCCCTGTCAGGTAATCGCGCTCGACGGCCTTCCAGTCCGTGCGCTTGGCCGGCTGGTCGTCTGGTGCGTCGTCTGGTGCGTGGTGCATGGGTTGGTGCGTGCGCTTGGTGCATGGCACGTTCTCACGCGAAGCCTGAAAGTCAACCGGTGCGCCGGTCCTTGGAAACAAAAAAGCCCGCTGGTCTGCGGGCTTTGTCTGGGGCGGCGCTCGGTGCGCCTGGTGCGTCAGGTCAGGTGCTGGCGCACATTCGCCAGCCGGGCTCGATGGCCGGGGGGCGCTTGTCCATGCGGCGCTTGTAGGCGTTGGCCACGGTCATCCGCATTCGCTGATGGGCAGTGCACTGCGGCTCGTGCACGATGCCCGGCGGCGCCAGGGGCGCGGGGGTGGCCTGCACGGCGCGCATGGCCCAGCCGGTGACGTGGCCGGCGGCCTTGGCGATCAGGGCGGCAGTGCTGTCCCGCCAGGCCACCATGGCGCCCATGGCGAGGGCGAAGGCGGCAAGGCCGATGGAGGCCAGTCGGGTGAAGGTCGAGCTGAAGCGGGTCATGGGGCTCCTTGCGGGCGGGTTGGTGGATTCGTTGCCGTGGCTGCGGCTGGCCCCTTGCCATGGCGGGGAGAATCCAGCATCACACCAATTTCGGTGAAGTCAACCGGCTGACGAACGAAAGCCCGCGCGAGGCGGGCCTGTTGGGGCGGGTGGCTTGGCGCCCTACTTCTTGATGCGCTTCGCGCCCAGCGCCAGCAGCGCGAACACGGCCGTGCGGTCGCTGTCGTAGCCGTGGTGCTCCTTGATGGCGTCAAGCTGGGCCGTCTGCTCAGGCGGAAGGGGTGTGCGCAGTTCCCGCCCGCCCTGCTCCAACAGCGCCGCCCTGCTCTTGGCCTTGCGGTCCTTGTCGGGCGTGCGGCCGGTGGCGGGCCGGCCCCGGGGGCGTTTCGGTGGCTCAGTGGTCATCTGCATATTGTGACCCGTCACGGCAATTCTTCAAAGCTCGATGACGTGGATGCCATGCACCGTGGCCATCAGGTGCTTCTTGGCGCGGTACATGTCGGTCTGCACACCCTTGGCGTCAGCTACCACCACGGCACCGCTGCCCATGTCGGTCCAAACGAAGTCGGCCACGTAGCGCAATGCCGGTCGCGCCCTGCCCTCGCCGTTGATCTTCACGCCAGGCGCCAGCACGTAGGGCACCTCGCGCTTCAGGTCGGCGATCTTGCCCGCGCGCTGCAGCAGCAGCAGATCCTGATGCTTTGCAGCCTCCCGCTTGCTCCGGTACTTCTCGGCGCCGATCACGGTCGGGGTGTTGCGGTACTTCAGCGGCTTGGCCATAGCGCCTTGATCGTTTCTTGCAGGGCCTCGCGCGCCGGCTTGCCGCGCTTGTGCTCGATGGTGTCCAGCCAGGCTCGGCGCTCTGCCGTGCTGCGCAGGGCCATGATGGCGCGGGCCTCGCATTCATGGCGCCAGTCGGAGCAGCTGCTGCACACGGTCTTGCCGTCATGCAGCTTCACGGGGGCCGTTTCGATGGCGTTGCAGCCCAGGCAGGTCATGGTGCACCGCCTGCGCTCTGCTTGTCATGGCTCATGGCGTCAACCCCGTTACCGCAATCAGCGCACAGTAGGCTGGTCAGCAGAACCGCCTGAGGTGCCGAGTGGCCCAGGTGCATCGCCATGATGGCAAAGTCTCGCCCGCTCCCGATGGCCCAATGCCTGTTCTCGATCACGATGGGGTGCGGAGTACTCTCGTACTGCAAGAGGCGCCCGCCTGGCTCGGCCACCAGCATGCTCGCGCACTCCTGCGCGTTTCGCTGACCCGCTGGGAATGTCCCTGGATCGGCGCCGTCATCAAGCCAGCGGCGCATCTCTGCGATCAGCGCCGCAGTTCCACAGCCGGCCGTGACAGCGCCACTTTTCAGCCGGTGCACCTTCGTTGTCGTTGCGTGAAGCCCGCCGAAAGAGGTCATCTTGTCCGCGGCCAGCAAGTCACCATCCCACGCCACTACCGTCATGCAATCACCTCGTCACTTTCAAAGACCGGCACCGCGTAGCCTTTCGGCCACGTTCCAAGCTGCACCGCCATGGCCACCGTCAGCCGATAGGCCGCGTGCCAGATCGTCGCCTTTTCCAGCGCATCCCAGCCGCCGCCTTGATCCAGCAGCCCATGGCAGCGCCAGCACAGCGCGGCCACGAATTCGTCGCTCGCCTTGATGCCCTTGCCCTTGCCGTGGATGGACAGGTTGCTGTGCGCCCAGGTCACGCCGGCCGCCTCGCCGGCTGCACCGCACCGCTTGCAGGCCATGCCCCGGCACATGTCGCGGAATGCCTCGTCGCGCACGTAGCCAAACTTCGCCACGGGCGGCCGGTGGCGGTGGCCCGCGTTGACGGCGGCGGCCACCTCGCGCGGGCGCAGGGTGTATTCGTCGCCGATCTGCTTGGCGGCGCGTAGCGGCCGGCTGCCAGGCGGGCGCTGCACCTTGAATCCGCTGCGTTTCATCGGTCGAACTCCATCACGCGGTCGACGCGCGCCCGCTCTCGCAGCGGCTCGGTGATCGCCTTGTCCGCAGACCACCCGGCGCGCAGCCGGCTTGTCATGCCATCACCTCATCGGTGAACCGCATGCCGCGTTCTGCGCCGAAGGCGGCCATCAGTTCCATGAGGTCGCTCATTTCGCGGATCGTCATGGCCGATGTGGACTGGCCGATCACCACAAAGTCGCCATGCAGACCCGGCACCACGTCCTGCTTCTTCAGGCTGGCCGAGAACACGCACTTCCAGGCTTCTGGCGACAGCTTCTTGCCATACCACTCCACCTGCTTGGACACGTCGCCCAGCATTGCCCACATGCGGGCGTTCTGATCCAGGGACCGTGTGGGCGGCCGGAACGTCACATGCCAGCCTTCTGGCGCCGCCATGGCAAACGCGCCAACACCGCGGCGTGCTTGGTCATGCGCCAGGATGAAAGTCTTCTTCTCGGCCATGTCAGTTCACCGGCACCGCATCCAACGCGGCCCACGTTGCGGCGCGGTGCTCGCGCACGATGTTCGCCACCGATGCGTCCAGGGCGTCGGCCATGTGCCGCGGGGCAGCAGCCATCATCACCCCCAGCGCGCTCGCCAGGGCATCCACCAGGGCCGCCGGCTGCACGCCATCGTCCACCAGGCGGGCCACCATGCCCGACAGCACCTTGGCGGCGGCGTCGGCCTCCGCGCTCAACTCGACTTCATCCTTCTGGTTCATCTTCCACCTCTGTTGAATACCAACACCACAACCCTCAACCCCTTGGCTATCACCCCGATGGAGCAGACCCAGCCATCCTTTGCTGGGCCTTCACATGCTTCGGTTTCACCCGTCAGTCGCATGACCCGGCAGCCGTTCGACGTTGCGGCGCTACCTTCGCCACCGCATATCCCCCTGCTTCCACGTCTGCCCTCCCGGTGGGGTGTCGTGTCCTGGGCGCCGGTGCAAGTAGCGTCCACCCAGGGCATCTGGCGGGCCGCTACGGCACGGAAATCCCCTCCGCCAGATCAATGCGGCGCCCGACCCAGCGCGCCACGTTCACAGCCCAGGAATTGCCCAGCGCCTTGTAGCGCGGGCCGTCTGGGCACTCGCTGGCAGGCTTGCCGCGCCAGGGGATCGCGGTGTAGCCATCGGGGAAGCCCTGCAGCCGCTCGCACTCGACGGGCATAAGGCGGCGGACGGCTGCGCCAACCAGGAGTGACGGCCCGCTGTGGTTGGCGCTCTGCCCGCTGTTGGCGCCCATCGTGGCCGCAACATCGCCTGTCAGTGCGCCGTTGAACACATCCGCGCCCAGCACGGCCGGGTGCTTGCTCTTGTCCAGCGTCGGGCTGATGGTGTCCACCGCCATGCCTTGCGCTGCGGAGTTCTGCCAGCCAAAGGCCCCGGCCGGCGCGTGCGCCCCAGCGGCCAGCGGGTGGCACGGATCGCCCGCCTTCGGGTTGCTGTAGTTGCTGGCGCTGGTGATCTGCGTGGTGTCAAACGGCACCGGCACCAGCGGCGTGCCGCGCCCCGTGCCGTCCTCGCTGGCGTCGAAGCCCTCGCCGCGCAGGGTGTGCGCGACCAGCATGCCGGCCTCTGCGTCTTGTTGGGTGGCACTGCAGGCGGCCTTGCCGTTGGCGCATAGCGCGCCAGCAATCAGGTTGTGCCGGTCCTCTCGGTCGATACCGCCTTGAGGGCTGCATAGAGCGCGGCCGGCAGCGCCCGCCCCCGCGCTTCGGCGCGGCGCAGAATCCCCGCGCAGGCTCTCGCGCTCAAGAAGTACCGCTGCGGCACGGCGCCAGTCTCCAAGACATCCGACAACGAACACACGCTGCCGTCGCTGGGGGACGGCACGCCCGTAGCCGTCCACTCGCACAAACTGAGCGTCCAGAACCCGGTAGGCGAACCCATACCCGAGGAAGCCCAAGAGCCCGAGGAAGGCACCAAAGTCCCGTCCTCCGTTTGATGACAGGACGCCGGGGACGTTCTCCCAAACCAGCCACTCGGGCCGGTATCTTGCAGCAATGGCACCAAAGGTGAGCATGAGCTGGCCACGCGGGTCATCCAGGCCAGCTCGGAGTCCGGCGTTGCTGAAGGATTGGCAGGGAGTGCCTCCGCAAAGAAGGTCAATTGATCCATCGGGCCAGTCCTTGAACTTGGTCATGTCGCCCAGGTTGGGCACAGTCGGGTAGTGGTGTGCCAGCACGGCGCTGGGGAAGGCTTCAATCTCAGCCAGGCCCCATGCGCGCCAGCCCAGCGGCTGCCAGGCGGCGGATGCGGCCTCGATGCCACTGCAGACGGAGAGAAATTTCATCCCGCCACCTCTGCAGGCTCGGCCCAGGGGTTCACTACCTCGGCAGCCCTGGCGCGCATCACCAGCGCGCAGACAGCCATCAGGCCGTGCTTGGCGTGCTCGTCGTTGGCATCGAAGCCCACGGTGTCGGACATGGACCAGCCCAGGCCCGTTGCAGCGGCTGCCCGCTGGCCCTGCTCGCCCGGGTTCTGCTTGAACTTCGCCGGGTCCGTCTGGATCGGGTCGTTGTCGGCAATCACGTAGCGCCGGCCAGTCGTGCGGCTGGCCGCATGGATCAGGTTGTGCGCGCTGAACGTCACCAGCACCGCGGCATTCAGCCGCATCTGGCGCGTAGCCGCCTCGATGGACAGTGCCGTGGCGTAGCCCTCGCACAAGATCGTCTCGGCAGCCCGGGGCGGCCCCAGGCGCAGCACGGCACCCTTGCTGCGCATGCCGTACAGGTACTTCTTCTCCCATCGGCGTTCCTCGGGCAGCCACTGCACGATCTGCGCGCCCAGCAGGGTGTTGGTGTTCACGTCCCGCATGGGCACGAATAGCTCGCCCTCTGGCAGCACCAGCCCGGGGATGGCCTTCAGGCCCTTGAACTGCAGGTAACCGTGCTCTGCCGGCTTGGCCAGCGTCAGCATCCTGGCGGCCCACTCCGCCGCCTGGCGCTGCAGGTGGTCGCGCTCGTCGCGGTACACCTGCCGCTTCGCCTCATGCCGGGCCTTCTCAGCCTCGGTCATCGGCTTGGCATCGGGGTCGTTGAACCCGATGGCCCGGCCCTCGCCGTCCCAGGCCCACACCCAGCCGCTGCGCCCGTCGAACAGGTACGCCCCATTCGTGGAGTGCGGGTGCTCGCTGGTGCCGCAGCGCCGAATCTTGCCGCTGTCGTCCAGCCGCTTGATTTCGACGCCGTGGGACGCGGCGAAGGCGATGAAGGCTTGGCTCACAGCAGGCCCAGCACCCAGGCCAACGTGATGCGCTCCGTGCTGCCGACTCTTGCGTCTGCATGCGCCTTCTGCACCTCCGCCCGGCTGCGCATTTTCGGAGTGGAGTCCGACTCCACCACCGCGCGCTGCTTGCGCGCCTTGTCGTGGCCGGTGGTGCTCGCGGCGATGGTCGCCAGTTGCGCCACCTTCTCGCGCTGCTGCTCGGGGGGCAGTTTGGCGATGGCCTTGGCATGCGTCACCTTGACCGTACCGGCCTGCACCGCCTCACGCAC